AAGATGCAGGGTGTGCTGCGCCAGTGGAAGCGCCTGCTACTCCCCGATGCCAAGATTTACTTCTCGTCGTTCGACCACGTGAAGGAGAACAAAGGCAACCTCACGGGGCCGCACCGCAAGATGTTTGCTGCGGCATCGGAGCCAAACAATGAGGGTATCACGCAGGCGATTGGGGACAGTCAACACTACATTCTGTTCAAGGGTAGTCTCAAGCCTACTGCAAAGCTCGAAACCGTCGCGCACGAGATGGGCCATGTGCATGAGGTCGAAGTCTTCCGGAACGCACCGCCAGAAGAGCGTGATGCCCTGTTGGCCGAGCATCAACGCTGGGTGCTGAACCAGAAGGGGAAGAACGCTAAGGAGTTGGTCGAGGCACTCCGCGCCCGTACTATGGGCCGTGTGGTTATTTCAGCAAGCAGCCCTCAAAGCCTGCTCGCACCTGTTGACCAGCTACCCGGTTATTGGACTTCGTTCAGTGAGTGGTACGCTGACCAGACTGCCCGCTGGGCTGTGTCGGATGCAAAGCCGGTAACCATCGTCGAGAAGTTCTTCTCGCGTCTGGGTAAGGCCCTGCACGGCTTCTACAAGACGGTCCGTGCGCAGAAGTACCTGCCGACCGAGACCTTCAAAAAGTACATTGAGAAGACCAGTGCCAACCTCGACTTGGCCCCGCTGGATGTAGCGGAGCAGGTGGATGCTGCGCTTACCTACGAGGACGTCCTCAACGAGATCGAGGGGGCCTTTATGGCCGACCCGACCGAGGGCAAGCCGCAGGAGATCAGCGAGCAAAACTACCGGCTGCTCAAGCAGGCGGCAGAAAAGCAGCGCGCCACCCCCGAAGAACTCATGGCCAAGCTGGAGGAGTTCAAGGACCGCTACGCCGAGGAAAGCGGTTTCGGGGAAGCACGGGCATCGCGGAACCGGATCGAAGCACCCGCACTGCCGGGTGGCGAAGACCCCAGCCCCCGCAAGCCGCGCATCGAGACCCAAGGCTTTGCTGCTGACCTCCAACAGCGCATCAAGCGGATGGGCAGTGCGATCATCCGGAAGGTGAACTACAAGTATCAGGACGCTGTGGACTACTCCAAGGCACTGGCCTCGATCTACGGTGTCACCAAGCTGCCCGACAACATGAACGTGGCGAACAAGTTCGCTCTGCTGGAGAGCCGTAAGATCGGCAACCAGATGAGCCTGAACCGCTGGTACATCGACCCGCTGGAAAACAAGATCAAGGAACTCGAACTCGACCCGCAGGATGTGGGCATGTTCCTGCTTGCCCGGTCGGCCAAGGACCGCAACGCCCTCGTTGCCAAGCGCACCAGCGGCGAAGTGCTGGACGGCTCGGGTATCACCAATGCCGAAGCCGATGCCATCATCGACCAGTTCACGATTGATGGGCTTATGCCTAAGCTGCGACAGGTAGCGAAGCTACACGACAGCCTCGTCGATTACATGGGCAAGGAGAAGGTCAAGGCCGGTCTGCTGTCCAAGGATGACTGGGCACGTATCCGTAAGGAGCAGCCGTTCTACACCCCGCTCAAGGGCTTCGCGCTCGAAGGCGAGGACATGAACATCGACGGTGATCCCAAGGCCGCTATGGCCGAAGCCCGTGAGGTGAACCTCGGGAGCGGTGCTGGCCGTGCCCGGATCAAGGAGTTCGTCGCTGCCCGTGGCCGCAAGTCGCTGTCGTTCAACCCGCTGTTCAACCTGATCGCGGATGCGCAGTTTGCCATTGCCCGGATCGAGCGCAACCGAGTGGCGCAGCAGCTTCTCGACAATGCTCTGGGTGACCCGCTGACCCACGAAGGGATCGTGAAGGTCTACTCCGAGAAGAAGGTGCCCAACGCCACCATGCTGTCGGGTGAAGCCCTCACGGCAATGCGGCAGCGCGCCAGTGACGGTGCCCGGAAGGGCGACCAAGCCTTCGTCGTGAAGAAGAACGGCGACACCTACTACCTCGACTTCCAGAACACCGATGCGGGCAATGCTCTGTACCGGGCTTTCTCGAACATGACCCCGAAGGAACTGGGTGCGTTTATGACTGGTGGTGATCTCACCATCAATGGCACCAAGTACCATGTCCCCGGCCTGATGGATATCAGCAACGGGATCAAGTCACTCAAGACCCGCTTCAACCCGTCCTACCTGCTGGGCACGGCATGGCAGCGCGACTTCCAAGAAGCCATCCTCACCAACCTGTCTGCACAGGGCATTAAGGGTGGTCCTGCCGAGGGTAAGAAGATCGCAGCGCGCAGCGCCAAGTACATGTTCAGCCCCACGCAGGCTGCGGTAATTGGGAACTTCCTGACTGGCCGCGACATGAAGAGCGATGCCAACCAAGAGATGACCCTGTTGTTCGACCAGTTCCTTAAGGACGGCGGTGCAGTCGGTAACTCGATGGTTATGAATGCTGCGGATCACGTGCAGGCGTTCGACAATGCCTTGGGCGTACTCAAGCAGATGCAGCAGGGTCGTCCGGATAAGGCTGCGCTTGAGTTCGGCAAGATGGGCTTCGAGTTCCTCGATGCTGTTTCGCAGGTCATGGATATGCAGGCCCGCTTTGCCACCTACCGCGCTGCACTGGACGCTGGGATCGACCGGGATAACGCTGCCGCACTGGCGCTGGATAGCTCGCTCAACCTCACCCGGCGCGGTGAGTGGGCACCGATCCTCGATACGTGGGCCTTCTTCTGGAGTGCCGGTGTCGAGGGTGGCCGGAAGTTCATCAATCAGGGTCTGACCTCGCGCAACGCAAAGGTCATGATTGTCTCTGCGATGAAGCTGGGCATGCTGCTCCAACTCTGGAACTGGTTCACTGGCGACGACGATGACGAGGATGGCCGCAAGAACATCTATGACGTCAGCGATACCACCCGCCAGAACCGTGCTGTGATCTACTACGGGCCGGGCACCAACGACTACGTGGCTATCCCGATGGCCTTCTCGCTGGGCTTCGCCAAGTTTGCCGGTGAAGAGATCGCTGCTGCCATGCTCGGGGATAAGACCGCAGGTGAAGCGGCTGTTGGTGTCGCGGATGCCTTCCGGGCAATGTCTCTGCCGGTGCGCGGCTCGACGAACAAGGATTTGGGTGCCTCTGTGGTCAGCGTAGCTACCCCCGATGCCTTCCAGCCGTTCGTGGACCTCAACTACAACACCAGCTTCTTCGGCTCCCCCATCTACCGGGAGAACAAGTTCACCACCGAGCCGCGCTCTGAGCAGGGGCGTGAAAATACCGCCCGTGTGTACGAGTGGCTGGCCAAGGGCATGAACTCGATCACTAACGGCACCTCGACTGTCGAGGGCGGGTTCTCCCGCCAGCCGGAATGGTACGAGTACCTCTTCAAGCAGTACGGTGGTGGTCTGGCTGGGGCTGTGTCGGATGCAGCCGAGGGCAAGGTGCCTGACCTGCTTAAGGTCAAGGGTAAGGGCGGTGAGTACGCCCCGATGAACAACTACTACCGCAATACCGCCAACATGGATGCGCTCTATGCGGTCTATAACAACGAGGACGCTGGGCAGTTCGAGGAGTTGAAACAGAACCAAGCCAAGTTCCCGCTCCAGTCAAACCCACGGGTGATGGAAGCCTATGGCGATGCCCAGAAGCAGTTGAAGGCGATCCGGAAGGACTTCCGTAAGGGTGCCTATGGCAACACCGAGAGTTACCACGCTGAACTCAACCGGGTCTACAAGCAGTTCAACCGGACCTTCAACGATGTGAAGCGGGAGTACGAGGGCAGATAAGAGAATGGCCCCCAGTCGGTGCAAACTGGGGGCCACGGGAGGGAAAGGAGCAAACTTTCCGGGTCTGGGTATACTCACTGCCGCCAGATGCGTAAACCCCTAATACCCTCATGTATGACCACCTTCATCAATATCTTGATGCGTAGGCGCTTGGTCACCTCAAGGACTTGTGCTCGGGCGCGCACTGGGTCGAGGCAGGGGATGAAGATCGACATACCCCTGCGCCACTTCCGCCAGTTGATCTCGTACTTAACTCCCTCCACCAGCATCAGCGGTCTCTGCTTCTGCTGGGGTATCGCTATCGGTACCGACCAGTTCATCGACGTCGAGGAAGCTGCCCGCCGAGGTATCGAAGATCAGGCAGTAGACCCCCGGCGACACCATCTTCATGCCCTTTGAGAGCCGCTTCACGATGCTGCCGATGAACACCCCGTTCTTCTTGAGGACCTCCAGCGTCTCCTTGTAGTTGACCTGCGCCGCAACGCAGTCACCCTTAAAGTGCTTGGCGTTGATATACAGCTTCTTCGTGTCCGGCTCGTAGCGGACCAGCAGTTCGCCCCGTGGCTCCAGCTTCGGCATCAGCGGCAGGTTGGTGCGCAGGTCCACGTTGTCGTTCACGACGAGGACGTTCTGGATATGCCGGTTCAGATAATCACCGACCACTGAGGCTACGTCAGTAACCGGAGGCTTCACATCTTCCCGCAGAGTGAGGATCATGTCGGTTGCCCACCTGTAGATGCGGGCCATGTCCCAATCCATCAGCTTGAGGTAGCGGGTGGCGATCAGGCCCCCGGCGATGTTAGCCGCCACCTGTGCCGACCAGAACCGCTCACGCTGGGTGAGGTTCAGTTCCTTGTCGATCTTGGCCTGTACAGCCCGCACTTCGCGCCGTGCTTCCTCGACGTTGCGCACCAGCCAGTCAGCATAGATCAGACCGGCATGCCCGTAGTTCTCCATCAACTGGTGGTCGAAAAGCTGCTTGGCCTTCGACATATCGAGGGAGGTGGTGTAGTCGATCTTGTACTCGATCATACGCATCATCTCACCGTCCGGGCGGCTCTTGGCGGTGCCCAGCTTTTCGTAGAACGATGCGTTGGAGGAGCAGAGGCTGATCGTCTGCCACTTGGTCGAGTTGGAGCGCAGCTTGTTGCCGTTGGCCTCCATGCGGTCCTTACCCTTACCATTCGACATGGCGTAGATCAGGTCGGAGAAGGCCATTGCCCCCATGTTGGTGATCTCGTCCACGCAGAAGGGCAGGTTGTTCATGATGCCCAGCTTCATGATGCGGGCGTTGTCGGTGTCCTTCTGCGTCGAGCACAGGCCCTCGGGGTTCCCCCATACGCTGTTAGCCATATGCAGGATGGTGGTCTTGCCGGTGCCCGAGTTGGGGTGGATGACGTTGACCACCGCGCCGCGCTGGCCGGTGAACTTGAAGAGCGGGGCACCGAAGGCAGTCAGCGCAGCGAACGCATGCGCTTCAAGCCCCGGAGTGTTGTAGAGGTTGAAGACCTCCCGCCACTTCTCAATGGTGCCCTTGGGGCCAACAAAGGGTGCGATCTCTTCGGTGACTGACGAGGGCGGGCTGTAGAACACCCCATCCACGCTCACTTCCTGATCGCCTACGATGAACTTGCTGTCGTTGTCCGCCCAGCCAAACTGTGTCCGCATGAGTTCTGCCTTTTGCTCTGTCCGCATCCGCTGGAAAGCGGCGAGGATGTATTCGAAGATAAGATCGTACTGCCGGGCATTCACCATGATATCCTCGGCAGAGAGGGCCTTCCGGAGTTCGTTCTTGTCGGTCACGTGCTTGTTGGGGATCATGAACTCCTTGATCCCGTCGAGCGGCGTGTGGTGCCGGAGAACGACCACCCCACCCAGACCCGGATCGCGCATGCGCTTCACCACGTAGAGGTGGTTGGGGTAGACGAAGATCGGTGCAGCCTCTGCATCCTCCTCGCCCGTCTTGTTGATCGGCTTACGCCAGATGCCGCCATTCTTGCCCCAGTAGAACGGCTCCGGGTACGGCGGGATGGTTACCGTTTCTACGTTACCCGTATCCTCGTTGACGAACTGCGCCGTGGCGTACTCGTCCTCGGATGCAGCCTTCACCTCCATGCCCAGCACGATGGGGTTCTTGATCTTCCCGAAGTGCGGGCAGGTCGCACACAGGCCGGGGTTGTTCCGGTCAAAGGTCGCACAGTTGTGCGGGCCTTCGATGTGCGCGATCTTCTGGATCGTCTTGGACGGGTTGTAGTCGGGGTGTCCCTCCGACAGCTTGTGGATCGCAGTCTGCTGGTCAGAGCAGAACTTGGCGACCGAGAGCGCGTCGAACCACCGGGCCTCCGACAGACCGTTCCGGTTCTGGTAGCAGTCGAGAAGCTGCGGGCACCCGTCACCCTTGGCCGAACGCCGCATGATCTTGGCGAAGGACTTGCTCGAAGCCTCCTGCATGATCTTACCCAGCGCCGTGAGTTCCCGCCGTGGGGGCGGTGCGGCAACCGGGGGCGGAGTGCGGATGCCAAGCAGCTTAACGAATGCGTCGAAGTCCGTCGGCTGCCCGACAGTCATTACGTCTACTGGCTTAGCAGGATCGTCTTTGAAGTTCAGGGTACCGGGAATGCGCAGGATGCGGGCAGTCTCAAAGACCACCGGGTCCACAAGCAGCCCGTGGGTAAGGCACAGGTCGCGCAGCCGCTCGGCTACCGGCTCCCACTGGGCAGGCGTTACTTCCTGCGTCAGCGGCCAGTACACGTGGATGCCACGCCCGGAGTTAACAAGGATCGGCTTCGGAAGGCCGATGGTGGAGCAGAACTGCCGCAGTGCGGTCAGTCCGGTTGCTTGGTCGATATATCCATCAGGTCGGCCAGTCTTGGGGTTCGGCACTGCCTTCGTAGGGCCGCAGTCGATATCCAACCAGAACGCTTTGAGCGCCCGGACGTTGGTCTTCTTGCGGCTGCTATCGTCGGTGTATTTGGCCACCCCAAAGAATACGTTCCACCCGCCTTGCACCAGACGGGCAGAGAGCGCGTCCACTTCCTCACGGGTCTCCACGAGGTGTTGTTGACGCTGAACGTTTGCACCGGCCCCCTTGATGCCGACGATGGCATACCAGCCTGTGGCTGGCTGCACTGCATCTAAGAGGTCGAAATTACCCATAACCCCCGGCGGGGCGATACCCCCGCTTCCATTACCAGATTAGTACGAACCTCAACTAAGTGAGGAGATGAACTGCTCGATCAGCGTAGTGAGGTTGGGACCGGGGGTGGAGGACCCCCGGAACCAGTTGTACACTGTCTGCCGAGATACTCCCATTCGCTGCGCGACCACCGCAGCCGGAACGTCATGCTTGATGCACAACCGTCCCAACTGCACACCCAGCGACTTGCTGGATGCCTTGCGGTTCATGTCGCGTAGGCGAAGGCTGTAGCCTTGGCTCACGGGATTACCCCTCTTCGTCGTCGCTACCCCAAGCGTCGATGATCGACGCCAGATTGCCGTTATTGGCTTCGACCGGCTCTTCCTTCTTGGAGGCACGGACGGTCGGCTCTTCGACCTCTTCGATGGTCTCGACCTTGGCGGGCTTGGCAACCACCTCTTCTTCGTCGTCCGGCTCGTCCGAACGGGTAACAGTGTTAGCCACCGGCTGCTCCGCAGCGGCTTCCTGCTTCGGCTTGGCGGTCACACCGTCTGCCTGTGCAACGGTAAGCTGGACGTACTTCTTGGTCTCCGGATCAGCCTGCGCTGCCACAACCAGTTCGTACTCTTCGTCGGAGATACCGCGCAGCGGGGTGAACAGCAGTTCCATGCTGTCGGCGTTCAGGTCGTAGCTGATGTTGGTCACCACCGTGTCCGGGCTTTCGCCGTTGGCCAGCAGGTACTTCACGTAGCTTTCGAACGGATGGACGTTGCCGTTGCCCTTACCGAAGAGGCTCTTGGCGGGGACGTTGAACTGGTAGACCTCGCCGGTCGGATCGCCCTCGATCAGGATCGCAATGCGGCGCTGGAAGCGGCATGCACGGCCACCGTTCTCGCCCGAACCCTTGATGTTCTGCGGGCACACCGCACAGTTTGCAGCTTGCTTGTTAGGGGCAGTCGGCTCCGGCTTGTCACCGAGGTTCGACCAGCAGTCAGGCAGGGTCGGCTTGGCGTTGGGGTCGTACTTACCAGCGTAGAAGGTGCGGCTCACCTTGGGCAGCGCATCGACGATGATGGCGTTGAACTCGCCCCGGATGGCATTGCCGATCTGCTCACCGTTGACGATCCGCTTGAAGGTGCCGTTGGTGTTGGTGGCGATACGGCGCATCGTGTTCTGCTGCGCCAGAGCCTGCCCCAGTGCAGTGGCCCCGCGCCGGGTAGCGGTCGAAACAGCGTTCTGCTGCTTGAAAATAGTCAGGTTGCTCATGGTACTCTCTTTCACTTCTTGGCTGTCGGTTTACGCACCGTGATCGCGTACTTGCGGTCACACTGGAGGCCCGCCGGGAACGCCTCGGGGTTCTCCTCCAGAAACTGCTTCATGTTCCCATTGTGGATACGCTGCTCCAGAAGGAAAGGCGCATCGTTCTCTTTGATGAAGTCGTACAGGCTTCCCCAGTCGGTCGTCCAGTACCGCTCACGCACACCACGGGTGATTGTGCCGTGCTGTGTCTTGATGCTGTCGGCATTCTGCCGGTTGCAGGTCTCAAGCAGTGCGTTGCCTACGGCTTCAAGCTGCTCCTTAAGGCCGCTGATCTCGGCCTTGAAGGCTTCCTCCTTCTCCTCGATGGTGTCCCGGATTTTCCGATAGACGCGCACGAGTTCGTCAAGTGGTGGCCCCACGGGTGTGGTTTCCATTGTTTGCTCCTTTCGGTAGACGATAACCTAACTTAACATTTTACAGTGTCAAGGGGTATTCGTAATCACCTGTCGATACAGGTCGATGATCTTCTCGTGGTTCGTGATGTTGCTTTGCAGCATGTGGTAGAGCTTTGCCTCTACTTCACTACCCCGAATGTGGATGATCGACATGGCGTTCTTCTGGCCGGGCCGGTTGATGCGGGCATTGGCCTGTAGGTAAGTCTCGACACTGGTCACCGGGGCGTACCAGATGATTGTGTCTGCTGCCGTAAGGGTAAGACCATGAGACGCTGCCTGCGGCTGGATCAGCAGCACGTGCGGGTCCTTCTTGGTCTGGAACTCGGTGACGATCTCCCCGCGCCGATGCACTGGCACCTTGCCGTTAATCACATCGCAGGTGATGCCCTCCTTCTCCAGCTTGTCCCGCAGCAGGTCGATGGTGTGGGTGAAGGGCACAAAGACCAGCACCTTGTTGCTGGCTTCCTCGATCACCTCCAGCACGGCGTTGAGGCGGTTCGATACATCGAACTCCAACACAGAGCCTTCGTCCGTGTAGACCGCACCCCCGCTGATCTGGAGCAGCTTGTTCAGTTTGGTCGCCGCATTGACCGCACTGACTTCCTCGCCCGCTGCCTCGATGAGCATCTCGCTCTTGAGCATACGGTAGTAGGCCATCTGCTGCTTGGTCAGCGGCGCTTCGCGCTCGGAGTGCGTGACTTCCGGCAGGTCGAGGCAGTCCTTCTTCTCGAACCGGATCGCCGGTTGCAGCACCTTATGGACGGTCTGCTCGGCGTTGGGTCGCGCTGCCCATTTGAATTGGGTCACCTTGTACATCACGCTGTCGCGGAAGTGGGTGAAGTACTTCGGGCACTCGGGGTTGACCAGCTTGGCCAGACCGAACGCATCGACAGGGCTTTGTGCTGCTGGCGTACCAGTAAGCATCCACAGACGCGGGTTAGTGTTCTGGACGATGCGGTTCAGCACCTTCCAGCGGTTCGTCGTGGGGTTCTTGTAGGCGTTGGCTTCGTCAACCACGATCAGGTCGAACCCGCCCCGCATGATCTCATCCTCGACCACGGCCAGCCCGTCAAAGTTAATGGCGACGAACTCGGAGCCAGCCTTGATGATCTTGGCCCGCTGCTTGGCGGTGCCGTGCGCCACGCTGCACGAACGGTGCATAGCGAACTTGAACAGGTCCTGCCGCCACGCGCTGTCCATAATAGACAAGGGGCAAAGGATCAGCACCCGCTTCACCTCGCCGCGCTTCATCAGGTAGTCCGCTGCCCAGATGACGCTGGCAGTCTTGCCCGTACCCTGCTCGTTGAAGCAGAAGGCGCGCTCATGCAGGGTGAGGAAGCTGGCGGTAGTTTTCTGGTGTTCAAACGGCGTAAGCCGCCCGGTCCACTTGTAGTCCCGCAGGATGGGCGAGGGCACCCCCGGTGCCTTCATCGCCGCCAGCATCCGGGCTTCCTTCATGCCCCAGTGGATCGCCACCTTGGAGATGCCGTTGTGGGTCTCCAGCACCGCAGACTTCTTGATCTGGCTGGTGATCGGTGTGGGGTTGGGGGTCCTGACGAGTAGCACCTTGTCGTCAACGATCTGCATCACTTCTTCCTTTTGCGTTCCCGGTTGCTCACTTCGGAAACGAGGTTCTTCTTGCTGTCCCGCTTGAACGAACGGTTGGCCGATGCGCTCTCAACGCGAAGGCCGTTCTTGATCGAGCCACCCTTGTCGATGGCCTTCACGTGGGCAACGTCCTTACCGTCCCCCTTATGGACCTTCCCGGCCTTCATCATCTTGGCGCGGGCAGCGTTGCGCTGTGCCCGGTTCTTGATCTGCTCGGGCTTGCCTTGGTAGGTCTCGTATTCCCGCTTGTAGTTGCGGTCCTTGGGGTTCTTGTAGGGCACGGGCGTTACCTTCGTCGTGGGCGATGATGCTCACATTGTACCACAGGGCACCACCCACACAAAGGCCCAGACTTGGGGTTGAACACCCCCGACTGCATCGCGTCCTCAAGCTGGTCCAACTGGCGGTCGAACACCCCCATGTACTGGCTCAACTCGGTGCGCACGTGCGTCTTCTTAAGGAACTCGTTGCTCACCACGTAGGCCAGCCCCGACTTGACCCGCATGATCTTGGGGAAGTGAACGAACACCGCACCGGCCATCAGGTCCAACTGCTTCATGTCGGCGTACTTGGCGTTCTTGCCGGTCTTGTAGTCGATCATGTGGGCGTTCCACCCCTCGGTGATGAGCAGATCGACGATGCCCCGATACCATACGTCCTTGGCGAAGAAGTCGCACGGCTCGAACCCAGCATCCGTCCGGCGGACACCCAGCTTCAACTCGGTGTGCTTGGTGCCGGGGAACTTACCCAACGCCTCGACGACAGGCCGCATGATCTTGAACTTGTCCGGGATCGGAGTGCCGTTCTTGATGTAATGCTCTGCCGCCTCGTGTGCGTCATTGCCGTAGATCGAAGCCTCGTTCCCCTCGTCCTTAACGTCCTTCGCCACCTTGAGGTGGAAGTACTTCTTCGGGCACTGGTCGAAGGTCTTGATCGACGAGTAGGACCACGCTGTCATCGCACGATGCCTTCCAGCCGGTCAGCCACCAGCTTCGCGTACCCGGCGATATCAATCCAGCTATCAGCGTAGTCAGGATCACCGTTGACGATCCGGCCCAGCTTGTGGGCAATCATCTCGACTGCTTCCTTCTGGTCGGGGGCCAGCTTGTGCCAGCTATCGCCCCGCGACAGGGAGTGCTTGATCCGCTGCGTCACATCGGCATGGCCGACGAACGAGCCGTACCGGCTCCCGCGCTCCGTCA